ATTGTGTCTGTTGCTATTGAAGTCTCAGTTACAGCCGCAGGGAATGTAACCAGTGAAGACACCGCATCTGTTGCGGTGGATGTCTCTGATACGGCTGAAAGAAAAGTTAAGAGCGAAGAAACGCTATCCGTCGCTGTGGATGTCTCTGCTACAAATACTGCGTAGGTTGAGTTACCAAGCGACGAAAACGGGGCTTGTGAGAATGAGGATAAACCAAACACTCGTCATGCCCCGCTCATTTAGACTGCCGCCAGTTCGTTTTCAGCGAACCAACGCTGTTGCACTTGGCTGTCAACATCTGTCCACTCAATCAGGTAGGACACATTGCCATCTTCATCCATGCGCATAGCAATCACTGGGCCTTGTGGCACAACGCCGGTCAGTTTTACGGTATCGCCTTTTTTAAATGTTGCCATTTCTATTCCTTCATCTTTACACAACCACATCGGCAAAAGTTTTGCCGTGAATAATATTCAGTACCGTCTTCTTGCACACTCCAAGCTCTGTAGCAATTGCTTGTGCAGTCATTGTCGGATAATTTGCTCGCACATACAACGCATCTTTTGGCTGTAGTTTGGAATTTGGACGCTGTGCAATAGGCAATGTAACCGCATCTTGCTCTGACATGCCTTTTTTCAGCCTATACAAAATTGCAGCACTCTGGCATCCAAGCTCCCTAGCCCATTCAGCTAAAACTTGCGTCTTGCCGTTGGCTGTTATATGCCGGTTATTTCTCTTGTTTTTTGCTTGCTCTGAGCGTGTAGCCCATTTGCAGTTTGATGGGCCGTAGTTTGCACTGTTGTCGATACGCTCCAATGTGCCACCTTCTGGTAATTCCCCCATATCAGCCAAAAATTGAGAGAACCCTTCCGCACCATGCCAACAAATGTCAACACAAATCCCGCGCCCACCATAATTGGCGTAACTTTTTTGATTTGTGTTGTAACACCTGTTGTGCATTGCTCGCCAAACTCCAAGAAGTTTTTTTGAATGTTTCATGTATCCTCCAATGTTGTTACATCAGAGTATACCCAAGTTTAGTTTATCCCGCAAGTGACAAAGTATAGGATACGTTCAATGTGTCGCCAGACACAACAGAGCGATCACCGGGGGTTGTGAAATCGGACGCGGAATACAAAGTACCAGTCGTACCGCTCTTTGTACTGTTGCTGGTCAGGAATGCGCCGCCAACGGTTGCGGTGGCGTTAATACTATAAACAGCGGGTGAAGCTGAGTTTGTTGCAACAGAAGGGTTGGCTGTAGTTGGAGTTGCAAATGTACAAGCAGGGCGAGTAGATTGGCTGTAGGGCACAACCTCCGTCCAACCTGCGTGCGAAGACATGGTGTCAGATGCTGCTGGGTTGTTTGATGCACCGGCACCGTACAAACCGATGTACCAAGTGGCGGTGTATGCACTGCCAAGGAAATACTTGTTGTTCATGTCCTGCAATCCGCCATTGACGACCAGATTGGGGCACTCGGCTTCCCACTTCAGATTGCCGGCTTTGTCAAAGCACTGCATGTGATAAACGCCTTTGGCAGACGCTGTTTCACCAGCCTCCAAGGTTCGGGTGAGTGCGCTGCCGATAGTGTCGGCGGCTTGGGCTTTCTCAATTGCAGACATTTATTGCTCCTTACGCAATGCGAATGATCGCTGAAGTGTTGGTGACAGCGGGGAACTGTACCGTGAATGTTGTTGTCGAAGTCTTATCTGAGCCAAANTCCAGTACACAAACAGCGCCAGCGGTTGTGTAAATCAATGCGCCACGGGCAGTCAATGCGGCATTCCAAACGGCGTTATTGAAAGAGACGTATGCCGTGTTGCCGGAGTTACCGACCGTGGGTGTTTGCGCAACCGTAAGAGCAAGGCCACCAGCCGTGTACCCTGTAGCCACAACTTCGCCCGTAGACGTGTAAGCCGTGGTAGTGGCATCAAGCGTGGCTGCATTGGTGTACAGGGCCATGTAAAACGTGTTGGACGTGAAGTTGAACGTACCGTTCATCAGTCCAGTTTTGAAGCTGTTGCATGCCCAGTTTCCAGTAAAGCTCATGTGACCGCCTGTCTGTATTGACCAGTGCGGTATGCATCGGTGCGTTCAAGTCCATCACCCAAACGTTTGGCTTGTGCAAGTGCTTCTTTGTACTTGTTTTCATAAGCCAGCAACATGTCAGCCTCACCCTTCATGTAGGTGTACGCTTCGACCAGTGTTCCATACAACAGAACGGAGTCGTAATTGTCACCCAACCATGTGTGGCCGGTACTGTTTGACACGGTGGCAACAGTCGCAGTAAAGCCTGAACCAGACCCACCCAAGCTGGAAGCTACCACGCTAATTGTGTCGCCAACCAGATAGTAAGCACCGCCGTTTGTCACAGTCACGGATGTAACCGACCCGCTTGAAACAACCACAGTCGCGGACGCAGAATTACCAACACCACCTGTAATGCTGACTCCATAATACGTACCGCTGACATACCCAGAGCCTGCGGTTGCAATTGTCACGCCGGTAATGGAGCCTTGGATGATGGTTGGTGGGTAGTAATAATAATGCAGCTCAACATCGTAAGCGGCATCAGGTGTTGGGCCAAGAATGAACGACAGCTCATTCGTGGCGGTTGGCGAACTTCCACTTGTGGTGGTCGGGCCAAACAAAGCGTAGAACTTGGGCAAGCCGGTTGACCTTGAACTCGGGTACGCTTCACGAATGAAGTTCACGTCCTTGTTTAAAAGGTATGTGTAGTTCTCATTCGCTGTNCCCATGTTTTCAATGACAGCAATCGAATACACAGACAAGAAGTCAGCCGGGCAAGACAAATACTTGTTGCCAGTTGACATCACACCAGTTTTATTTGCCCTCAATGAAGGAAACTGGATCGTGTTGTAAATGCGCTGCTCAGCCTGCTCGATGAACACATTCATGTCCACCGTAGGGACAGTGTTCTCCGTNTAGTCNGTGACCGCAGTTACAAGCTCGGTGTAGTTCATGCCATCGAGCCTCGTGCCATCAGGCCTTTAGTAGCCGCTCCAGTACCACGGACTTTGATGCCGTCGGTCTTGGTTGGCTCATTGCCAGCCGATTTGCTGATATTGCCGATGCTCACATCATATTGGTCAAGTTGGCTGCGGTTAGCGCCAGAGCCGGGGTTGGATTCAATACCAACTTTCTTGCCAGCCATGTTGTGCGGCTCAGCGTAGGTGCTTGCGCTACCTACTTCTTTGCCGCCTTTTTTCATGCTGAATTTAGCCATTATTTNCCTCGCTGATTGTTGGCACGAGCCATGTTGCGACCAACAGCACGCATCTGCTGTCCAGTCGGGCCGCCTTTTTTAAGCTTNAAAGATGTGCCTTTGCCGCCTTTGTGTTCTTGAGCGTCATGTTGTTTAAACGCTTTTTTGATCATNNNTTTATCTTGAGCCATGTCGCTCTTCATGTCTTCTTTGCTATCACTCTTTGCCATGTTTAAACTCCTATGTTGCCACCACTGTGACTGTACCAATTTGCACAGTCATTGCCAAGACATTTGGCGTTAATCCTGCGTCCGAACCCTGCGATCCACCCACCGGATTCCATCCCCACTGAAATATCCGGCTACCACCCTCCGGAGTTCCTGAGCCATTGATGCCAGTACCATTTGGGCTGAGCTGCAATCCATTGGTTCCGGACACAACATAGCTTCGGTCTGGCCTTGGATTTCTCAAACCCTGCGGGTCATCTACGGGCCACATACCCAATTGAAGTTGGGGATGATCCGGATCCCAGCATTCTGGACAAACCAATAAGTCATACTTCTTGGTCTTGATGATTTCAGTCTTGAGAACGCTTAGCTTGAACCTTTGCCCGCATCGGTCACATTCTGAAATCGCATGTTTGCCTGAAGCAAAGCGATTACCCATCGTTACCTCCCAATGTAGGTTTGACGGGGAACAAGCCGCAAAGCGGCTTTCTCATGATCTTCGTATGCAGCCATCTCCCAAGCTTCGTCATATTGTTGCTTCAGCACAGGCAGACGCTCCATGCCAGTCGGAATCTTTCCGGCAATGTAGTACGACAAGCCAGCTGCCATGCATGGAATAAACCGAAATGGCACATCCATCACGTTTACACCATCGCCAGCATCTTGCGTGCGGCGTAGTCTCCAATAAGCCAATTGGTACTGCTGTGCGTTATCGGGCGTGGGCCAAACAGTCACGGCAGGCACTTGCTGCCAATACACAGCAGTTCCGGATGTATGAGATGCCGCCACTGTGTTTTGCTGGGCGCGGAAGCAGTTGTACAACACATTGCCGCTGATATAACTGTAATTGATGATCTCTGAGTCAACTTTAATAAAGCCTGCCGCTGGTAGGCCAATCACTGAACTCAATGTAATCTGATTGTCAGTTGCAGAAATACCTGAAGACAATGTCAGTCCGGTAGGGGTTGATTGGCCGTTGTACCGCTGAATCCAAATTTGAATTGGTCTGGCTTGCTGAATCTTGTTTGGGATCGTTGCATAGGTAGAAACACTAATGCGGGTGATCGTCAAGTCAGCCTGAGTTGCAACATTGTTTGCGCCGGTGCGGATGACATGCTCAAGCAAGTCAATTGTGTCGTTGGGTAGAGGATATGTATTCTGACCTTGGACAAAATCAATTGTGCCCGGCTCAATCGTCCATAGATTGATGCCACGGTTGGCCCAGTCAGCAAACATGATGTTTAAACTGCGGCGGGCAGTGCGCAAGTCATAACCGGTGCGCAGCTCTCCACCGGCGCGTTCAAACGCTTCCTCGACCAAATCGGTCAGGTCAAGGTTGAAACCAACTGCGCCGGAGGTAGTTGCCATTATTTTTGCTCTTGAGCTTCTACTGGAGTCTGAACAGCCACTTCAGGCTCCACAACAGCTGTGGCATGCGCATGACCTTCAATTTTTTCAATGATTTCATGCAGTTCTTGGGGAATGTGGCCCAATGCGGCTTCCATGCGATGCGCCTGCTGGCGCAATGCGTTGGCAATCATATTGGCTTCATCATGGAGGATAGTGAGTAATGACATGAAATTTCCTTATTTTTTTGCCGTTTTGGCAGAGTTGATGAAAGCTTGCTTTGTTGGCGCACCTTTGCTTCCGGGTTTGCGCATTTTTTCGCCTGATCCGGCGGCGATACGCTTGCGTTTGGCATTGATATTGTCGTACAAGCCAACTTTGCCGCCCTCATCAAAGCTTTTGTTCAAAGCAATGGTAAACCGCTTTTCTCCCATCGGAGCATGGCTCAATGAGCCAGACAGCGATGTGTTTTTATCAATTTGATGCTTGTAATCAGCTTGTAACTGATCAATCATGGCTTTGGCTTTTTGACCCGAGGCGGCGCTCATAGAAGCGTTTGCATTGATCGATGCTGTGCCACGGCCTCCAACAGGAATATCGCCTGAAGAAAACTTTGCACCGGCGCTTTTGAAGTCCTTGTCAAGGATCAGATGCGTCGGTTGAATGCTTGGCCCACTTGTTTTTGATTGTGAGCTTGGCAAATTTAAACGGACATCATCTTGACTGGAAGCAGGGGCGGCTTCAGCCTCCCCGCCTTCATCCATGCGCTTGACTTTGCCACCACGTTTATACATGGCGACTTTATTCGGGTCATCCTTGCGGGTGACCACTTTCTTGCCGGGCATCTTTGATGGGTTTACGGCCCCCATGCCACGGGACGGCATCATTTACTTGCCCTTTGCGTAGCCGCCGCCACACATGGCTTGGACTTTTTCTTGCTCATACTTATGACCAGCAGCATAAGGCATAAACATTTTGCTGTGATGAACGTGACCAGCAGCATGCTCCTTCATGGAGTCATGCATCATCTTGTGAGATGGTGTTGGTTCTTTCATGTTTGGTACTTTGCGTTCCATTTTGGGACTCCTTAATAAAGCTTGCCACGGGTTTTGCCACGGGATGCAATGCCATCACCACGGCTGGATGCGGTAGATGGCTTGGATGTCAGTCCACCTTTTGCCATTTTCTTGACTGCGCCACCACGTTTCATTGCGGAGCCAAGGTATGGTATGTCTTCATCTTGTGATGTTTTGGCACGAGAAGGAGTAGCCGCAGGTTTGTTATTGGCTTCTTTAGCCAAGCGCGAGCGACGTTCTGCTGGTGTCTCAAAATTACCAAAGTAATCAGCAACACTAGAGCCAAAATTTTTCACCTTGTCATAAGCGGCTTGACGGTTTGCGGCTGCTTCTTCGCTCGTCGGTACATTACCGGGTTCAGGTGTTTTTGGGTACATCTTGCCATCTGAGCCACGGTAGTAATCTGTTTTTACAGCGGGCTTAACAGCAACGGGCTTAACAGCAGCAGGCTTAACAGCAGCAGGCTTAGTTTCAATTTTCTTCTGTTGATAAGGATTAACCAATGCTCCAAAATCTGTAGGGGTTGGATTGACATCCTGTTTAACTGGAGCAGCCTTGCTTGGAAGGTTTGTTCCTGAAATTGTTTTTCTGACAACCGGCGCAGAAATAACCTCATCTGTTGCTTGAGGAGCTTCAGATCCAGACTCACGAACAGGCGGAACACCTGAATCAGATGGTGCTGTTGCCATGTAATCAGTGATTTTCCGGACAGGAGTCGTATCTGCTGTACCTGTGTTTGTACCGGGCGAGTCATAGCCTGCGCCCAAAGATTGACGACCCGGGCCGGGAGCCTGATCAGAAGAGGTGTCTGAGCTACCGCTTTTGTTTAGCATGTAGCCCAGTGCGCCAAGTGCTGCCAATCCAGCCAAATCATTTAATTTAGCCATGATGGTACTCCTTAAACTTTGCCGCCGCGCTTCATGCCTTTATTGCCGGGCATGGAGATTTGCTTGGCTTTGGTCAACCCACGCTTTTGGATNCCATGTTCGCCATGAGCACGCTTGGTGTTTGAGCCTTTCTCAACATCAGAACCCATGTTACGCGGGCCTTCTGACTCAGTCATGCCGCCAGCGGCATACTTTTTGGTTTTGCCGCCACGTTTCATACCGGGCATGCCAGACATACCACCGGGGCCAGCCATTGCACCCATCGAACCCATGTCGGGAGAAGGAGCGGTGGTAGGCTTAGCAGGAGCCTTTTTTTTCTGCATCAATGCAGCCATCATTTGGGGATTCATTTTTGTAGCCATGTCGCCACCTTTTTTGAAAGATTTGCCTTTATCGGCGGTTGTGAACTCTTTTCCCACTGATTGCGGGACTCCTGCTTTCTTAGCAAACGATGGATTGTGAGCCACCGCAGCCATGAAATTGTGTTGTTTTTTACTTGTGCTCGGCATCACCGCCCCGCTTGAAGAAGCCGGTCAATTTTTTCTTCCAGCTTGTTAAACCGTTGGTCAATGTGCTCAGTGACTCTTGCCACCTCTGCTTTAGTNGCTGTATCACGGGCAATCTCCTCACGTGTAATATTCAAAAGGCGTTCAANGCGTTTGACATCTTCAAACTTTTCGCGGATGAAGAACCACAAGCCACCCATGATGGCTGACAGTGCTCCCGACCAAATTGTGTTGATGTCCATTAAACAATCNTACCTTTTGTTTTGCCTTTGACAGCACAGCCATCGGCTGAGCTGACATAACCACCATCTGCACAGTTCCAAACACGAAGACTCTTGTTAATCCTCGAATCTGGATCGTTTGCAGTCTTTGCGCTGGTGAGNTTTGCTTTCATGCCTTTCATCCGAGCGCAAAACGAGTCGCGCCGCGATCCGCCCTCTGGTTGAGGCGGTTTCAAGTTGTGCCCTTCGCGTTTCGCTGATGCTCGGCCCTTGGCGTTTAAACCGCCATTTGGATTCTTGCCCTCTTTGCGCGTCCATGCTGGTGACTTAGCCATAAAACACCGTTGCAGCAATATTTGCTGGAACGCCAACATAAATGCCGTCGTTTGCAAGAATGCCTTCACCCGGGATGGTTACACAAACAGGAACGCTGTTTGTAATATCAACCTCCATTAAAACTTGAGCGTACACGCTTACGTTTCCACTGGTAGTCAAAGTTCCAGTAGTGACAGTAAATGTTGTTGTCCCAGTAACTGTTATCGAGTAAACGTTATCTACAGCAGTTCCTGAAGTGAAATCCAGAAACACACGTGCCCCGGTTACAAGGCCATGCCCACCAGCCACAGTTATCGTGCATGTGGTTGAGCCGGGAATGTTGTATGTGCCGCTTAACGCAAGGTTGTTGCAAAACATAATGTTTGCTGGCGTTCCGGATGAAGTGTTGGAGACTACAGCGCCTTTAAGGCGAGTTCTGCCAACATAAGCAGCGCCAGACGCACTATTTTGCACATGGTACGACTTGACATCGGTTTGCATCATGATTGATTACTCCTTAAATTTAAAGAAGGGGGCCGAAGCCCCCGATCAATCAATCCAAGTTACCGTATGGGTAAGTTGTTGATGTGCCAATGTTGTTGTCAGGCTGAACATAGCGCAATACAAAGTTGAACTTACCAGCAGACAGAGCTGAAAGGCCAGTTCCGACGATTGCCACAGTGAACACCACCTGAGAAAGGTTGGGGTTGCCGTTTGGCTGAAGAATGTCGGTGGTTGTCGCCAACATGTTGTTCAGTTGAGTGCCGGTGTAAGCCACGGTTTTGCGACCAGCAGAACCAACGGTAGTGGTGGCAATTGAGGCTGATGCGTAGGTGGGTGAGCTTGTCACAAAGTTGTTGGACACATAAACATCAGTGGAGGTCAAGGCGCTGCTTGTAATGGTCATTGCGGTCACATAGTCAACAATGACATCAACAATCTGGCTACCTGCGGGGATGTACATGACAACGCCACGATAAATGTTGGTTGATGTGTCAGCTGTTGGAGTGTTAGCAACAGACGGGAAAGTTGTTGATGATGGTGTGTAAACANTTCCGTTGATGTTGGGAATGTTGTTGCNCCAAACAAACTGAGAAGAACCGCCACTGTAACCGGCAGTTGCAAGTGTAGTTACGGAAAAGTCGATGTCGGTTGCTTGAACCAAATCGGTGTAGCCCACATTACGCAGGGGGCCAAAGCGGTTGTCGCCCGAGAGAATCGGGCCGTCAAATGTTGCGCGTGCCATTTCAAAATTCCTTATGCAAAAGACCTCTTGCCAATCGTTGCATCGTCTGCTGGGGCAGTGGCGGCAAGAGCAATCACCCAGATGGAAGCAATATACACCATTTAAACACTGTCAACAAGAGTTTAAACAATAAAAAAGGGGGTGTTTAAACCCCCTTTTTCATCAGAATGAACCTGAAGAGCCAAAGACTCCCAGCGGATCAGACCAGCCGAAGCTGTAACGCTCGCGGGCTTTGTAACGGACGTTGCCGGTATCAAAGTCGCCGTCCATGCTGTTTTGCAGCGGGGTGCGAACAAAATGCTTCAGACCATTTGGCACATCTGTGGTCAGGAACCAAGCATTGGTATCTGTCAGATAGTGGTTGATGGTATAGCCTTCGGGGATTGAGCCGTTATTCTTCAACGCATTGATGTCATTGTTGTTAGTGCCGACGCGGAGTTCGGTATCCAACAGTCGCGTAGCGACAAACTGCAATGCAGGAGGAATGATCAGCTTGCGAGGCTTAGCGGCGATCAACAGACCACGCTCATCAGTCCAAGCAGCGATTTGGATCACGGCAGCTTCCAAGGAAGTTTCGTTCAAATCAGCTTGAGTTGATGGAGTGTTGGAGTTGGTTCCGCCATTGACCAAGGGATGCGAAGTGCTGAACAGTGANACGCCGTCGCCGCCGGTGTAGGCAGCTGAGAAGCCGTTGTTCAGAATTGCAGCAGCTTTGATCTGCTTGGTGTAAGCCATAGCACGGGCCAAGCCTTTGGTGTAACGAGCAGACAAGCTGTCGTACAAGTTGTCCTCAATCGCTTCTTCAGTGATTGAGAAACCCAAGGCGATGGTTTCGTGGTTGTAGCGAGTTGTCCATGCTTCTTGTGCATTGTCGTAAGCGATGGCTGAGCCTTCGTTCTTGACTGGTGCGGCGGAGAAGCCAGACAGCTTGGTTTCTTCTTCGAAAGAACGCTCTGAGGTTTCGGTTTCATAAATTTCTTTATGTTCTTCACCGTAGCGTGCGTACTCCAAGCCGAACAAGGCGTTCAAACCGGGCAGGAGTTCCTTCAATAGTTGTGCGCGTGAAATAGCCATTTAGTTTGCTCCTTATGCAGTTACGCTGCTGTAATAACCGTGGCTCAACACGTTCAGCTTGACCAAAATCTCCGGGTAAACGGTATAGATGATGGTTGAACCGGACGGGATGTTGGCATTTGAGCCAAGGATCACGGGCTGTTGGTTGATGGTCTGAGTGGATGCGCCAGCAGAAGCTGCTGATGTTAAGAACATGCCAGTCTCAATGACTTGACCATTGGATGCCAAGTAAGAAACGCTTGTGCCAACGGGCAACGCTGCGGGAGCAACAGCGTTAACGGTTGTACCGCTAGAAGCTGAAGTTGCAGTTGCACTGTAGGTAATGGCAGTTTCGTACACCAAGCCAACGCAACGAACCGGCAGGATCGTGGTGACAGGAGTGGCAGTGGGGGCCAACACAGCATTAGCAGAGTCACCGGTGGTGGTGCTTGTGGTGTTGTTGATCATGGACAAGTTCTGGCCCAGCATACCAACTGCGCCAGAAGCAACGGTTGTTCCAGAAGAACAAACAACTGCTTTAAACACGGTATCAGGATCATCAGTGACATATGCCATTGCATCGCCAGCCAAAGTGCTTGCAGGCCAGTATTGGCTGAACTGCTTTTGCTTTGTGATGGGACTTGTGAATGTGCAGCCCAAGAAAACGCCTGTGAAAGCATTTGAACTTGTGGTTGCGCCAATTGACACGCGCTCCAGCAAACCGCCGGGGGTTGCGCCACTTGAGTAGGTAGTTACTTTGACAAAGTCACCGTAGCCGATGTTTGTCGCGTAACCGTATTGGATCGGATACATGCGAGTGGAACCCGCAAATACCTGACCACCGATCAGGTTGATCGGCTTTAGGCCGTAGGGGGCCGGAACCGAGGGATAAGCTGCCATTTAAGGACTCCTTGAAATTTACGAATCAGAACCGAACGTAACCTTGGATCGTTTTTCGACAATCATTGCCATATTCGACCGCGAGTCACGCTCACGAAGGAAGTTGTTGTCAACTGATTCAGTTTGCGCTTTGTTGATGTTCGCAAAATGAGCTTCACGTTGTTGCAAAAACTCCGTCGGGATTGAGCAAAGCAACAATCCGCCATGTTCAATATTGCCTTTGAATCGGCCTTCTTGAACTGCATGCATCATCAATTCGGGATACTCTTCCGCTTTACACGGCGTGTAGCCTTCCCTGAATTTAGAAGAAATATTGGGAGCATCGACATAGTTCATCATGCTGATACGAATCCAGCGATGTTCAATGCCGGGACGGCGATTGGGAGAAGGAAGCATTTCGGGCGGCTTCCAAGAGGTGGGCCGCATTTGTGCTTCACGCGATTCCGCTCCACGAAGTGTGCGGTTTTGTTTCACTGTTTCTGTGCCAATCTGTTCCATCATGAACTCCTTTTAATGTTTGCTACCTGTTTTGCATATTCTTCTATCGGAACCCCAAGACGACGCGCGATGGCGGCTTCGGATGCCTTTAGTCGGACTCGGACAGGGGGCGTACTGCGAGTAGCAGGAGCTACAATTGCAGAGCTTCTTGTGGCGCGGCGAGGTGGTTCCTCATCCGGTTCTGACGTTTTGTATGAGGTGTCATCGTCCTCTTGGCGCTGAGTATCTTCAAAATGCTCAGGAAATCGTTTTCGCATCGTTTTATCGATGGTGCGGAAGTACTCTTCAGTACCCGCGTAGCCGTCACCATACTGGGACTTTAGTTTCTTGTCAAGTCCCATCGCTGCCATTGTCATCTCATCATCAACACCGAACCATGCTGAATTGTCCTGAACCCATTGTTGGGTGCGGGGAGTCAGGTTGGGTTTTTGCTCGGGCGCGGGCGGGCGGAAGTTGTCCGGCTCTTCAATCGGGCGCATTTGGCTGGCACGATCAATCTTCAAAGTGGCCTTGGCGATTGCCTCCTGTGCATCGACAACTGCGTCAGAATCACCTGCCTCATACGCTTCTTTGTAGCGTTTTTTGGCTGATTCCAACTCAATTTGGGCGGAGGTTTTGTTCTGCTCAATGAACACTTCGCTGCCGGATTTGAGCTGGCTTTTCAGGCGTTTGTTTTCTTCATACACCTGACTTGCAAACTGCTCGGCGGCTAAACGCTCACGCTCAGCTTTCTCCTTTGCTCGGCGCTCATCGTGGTAAACACGTTTGAGTTTGCCGACGCGCTCTCGAACATCTTTGCCGTAGCTTGATAGTTCTTCGTCGCTTGGGTCATCAATGGGAGGAGCGGCTTTTCTGCCGCGATCTTCTTCGGGGGTGTCATCTTCGATGTCAACCTCGAACTTGTCCACTTTTTNTTCTGCTTCGGTTTCGTGGGGAAANTTGAAGTCAGCTTCGTACGTTGCCATATTTGCTCCTTATGCGCGGGTGATTCCACGTGGGTCTTGCACAGTTGCTTCAACTGAGTCATCGTTGATGACTCGGAATTCACGACCATGAATCTTCAGGCGGGTGCCTGAATTGGGACGGACGATGACGAAGTCACCGACCTTACAGCGCGGGCCACCGGGGAACCGCGTTTTATCTTGATATGCCTCCGGCCCCATCTTGACCACGAAGAGCACTGGTGAGAGCAGCTCGTCATAATGCATGGATTGGCTGGACTTAACNAAGCCAACTTCGCTGTCGGCAAACTCTTCCATTGCCTCCGGAACAACGCAAAGCAACATGAAGCTTGACGGCTCCGGCAATTGCTTGGCTTTTTGTTCAGCGTCTTTATTCAAGATGTTGGACAAGTCCACGGCGGCTACATCATATTCAGTCATCAGAAAACTCCATTTTTTTTGCAAGGTCATTGATGAACTCATCTGCGTGATTAAGACCCCGAATCACCCCGCAAATGTGCCGATACTCGGCAAAATCAACAGCTCTTCCGCTGGTCAGGAATTCAACCTGAGAGGCTTTGAGTTGTCCTAGTTCTTTTTGCACGTGCGCTAAAACACGGATCGCATCCATACTTACCCTTTCTTAGGTTTGTTTGGAAGTTGAGGTGGCGCATTGCGCTGCGCCGCTTGCACCGCCATTTGGGCGCGGTGTTTCTGGACATCAACGCCTAAGCGTGCTCCGTCCAGTTCCATTTGTTTGTTTAAACGATCTTTGTTGGATGCCGCTGTTGCGGCAACTTGCATAGCTGCAATTTGTTTTTGCGCCTCAATCCGGGCTTCTTCAATCCTGATTTGGTCAGCTTTCGCTGCTGCGTCAGCAGCTTGCTTTTGCTGTTTCAGTTGCAGCTCTTGTTGTTTTAGTTGAAGCTCTTGCTGCTGCATCTGAACAATCGGGTCTTGCATTTGCTGCTGGGCTTGTTGTTGCTGAGCCTCTTGCTGGTTTTGCTGAAGCAGNTGTTGGGANGCTTGAGCCGCCATGACTGCAATGTGATCTGCCAATTCCGGCGGTACATCCTTCATTTGATCTTCGTTTGGCAAAGAGATGCCCATGCGCTTTTCAACTTCTATGCGATATTGGAAGGCCACGTGCTCGTTGATNTGCGCCATCATGGCTGCTTGGATGGCTTGGGCCATCGGGCTTTGCGACACGATCTGCTGGATCTTTGGATCTTGCAGTGCGGCGGTGTGTACTTGGATGTGAGCTTGGTGGTTTTGTTGGATGAAAGCTTTGACCGGCTCGCCTGTGATGATGTTTTGATTTTCCTGAACCGGGTCGGTTGGAACCTGATCATCTTCGGTGACGACAAGCTTGTCTGCGTTTTTGACTCCGAGCACTTCAATCATCTGGCGGTGCAAGAAAGCCATGTCATAGAGTTGAGGTGCGGTTTGGGCAAGCTGCATGACAGCTTGGTACTGAACAATCTTCTGTGCCATCGTTGCGGCATTGGGATCGCTGACAGGGATGACATCGGTTGAGTCNTAGTCCGCTTTGCGGGCACTCTTACTNCCTTCTTCNGGCTCATAGTCATAGTCTTCCGGAGCATCTTCAGCAATGATTGACTTGAGCAATTTGAATTCTTGCTTCATTGAGAAGTGCATACGGGACTGAACTGCTCCCATGACTTTCAATGTGCGCTCCAAGATCGCCAGAGTTGTGCCGACTGGAGCTTGGCTGGACATGTCAGAGACATTCATGTCGCCGCTTGAGGCGAATGAGCGACCTTCTTCGACGATGTTTTGGAACAAAGCAAATAGAACTTGGCTTGGTTCTTTGTACGGAAGCGGGAGAATGTTGTCGCGGATGGATCCGCTTGGGACATCTACGTCGCGGAACTCTCCGGGCTGGATGGGTGTGTCATCGCCTTTAATGCGTAGACCACGGGATTTGAGTCCTCCGGGCAGGTTCGAAAGCGTTCCTGCGTCAACCAATTGCCGGATGAGCATAGTAGCCGATTTCGCATATCCCCCGATAAGGTGGATAAGACCATAGCCGTAAAAGCCATCGCCCGGGATGTATTGGTAGTGGACAAAATGCTGACGCTTAATATGCAGTCTATCGCCTTCATACCAATTTCTCCTGATTGAAAGAATTTGACCTGATTGTTTTTCCAAGGTTACAACATATGGCAAGGCGATGCCGGTCGGCTCGCCTTTTTTATTTACATCTTCAAAGCCGGGCAAGTCAATGTCCACATGCATTTCCAAAATGCGGTAGCGGTCATCTTGGATGGCTGACATGCCACGTTCTTCGGCTTTTTGTTTCTCAACATCGTCAAGCTCAAAGCCGGGTTCGCCCAGATTGACATCAAGGTAGAAGCCGCTGTCTTGGAGTTTCAGGATTTCATTTTTGCCTTTGCGCATCACGTGAGTAACACGTGGTGCATCTTCCATGTTGGAAGCGCCGAACGGTACGACGATGTCTTCGGCTGGGATAAAGAGTGCGACTTGGCGACCTTTGTTTGGGTCGTAGTACACCTTTTTAAATGCAGAGCCGGTGATTGGCAGCGACCACAAAAGCTTTTCATGTTCCGGGCGGTACTCAGTCATCACCTCGGTCAGCTCATAGTTCATGTCGTCTTGAACTCGTTTGGCTGCATCCTGCGCTTCGGGTGTTTCTTTGCCGATGATCTTTGTCTTGACCGGCCCCATCGCAGGGAATGTTTCCATGATGCCTTCGGCTTGGAACCGCACAACTGACTCAGTCAACATGGGGTGGAATACGCCGCAAGCTCCTTGCCAAGGCTCGGTGCGTTCTTCATAGCGCAGGCCAAGCAATTTCAGTCCATCGACGTAAGTCTGAATCCATTCACGGCGGTCGCGGACATCTTTTTCAAAATCATCAATCAAATCAGATGACAATGACTGCAAGGCAGAGTTGTNCATGAGTTCTGCAAGGTTGCCATCAAACTCCATGTCCGGACTTTCTTCTTGCCCCATGTGGATGTTTAAACCACCTATCCCAACATCAAGCGACTCCGGATTTTCAATTTCAATTTCAATGTCTGGAGTAACTTCTTGGTCTAAGCCCTGCGGGGCGGCATACAAACTTTTTTCCATGATCATCCTTAAACTGTGTAATACCGCTCGGTTCTGCGGCCTTTGAAGTACCTGACTTCATCTTCCTCATCTGAATCAATCTGAATGAAACCGCCGCGCCGGAATCGGAGCAATGCTTGACTGGATGAGTCAACAAGGTCATCGTTGTCTCCATTTGGGAAAGCTGCCATCTCTTCCATCAACTCATCGGCCCAGCGGGTATCGGGACACCAGACCATGCCAGATGAAAACAAGTCTGATATAGCGTTTACACGCGCTATCTTATCGCTTCCCTTGCCCGGTGTGTACTCTTCCAACGGGATGCCCATCTGTCTTAGCTCATAGATAAGCGGCGCACCCGCCGCTTTCTTTTCAACAATCAATGTGTCCGGATTCCATTCCTTCCACATATCAAATGCTTTCTTTTTCAACTCCGGGAACTCCATGCGCTCTTTCATCGAATCCAAAACGATGATGTTGTTCTTCATATTTCCTTGTGCGTCTGGATGTTTAAACACTCCCCACGTTGTGCAGGCGGAGTAGTCAGCCCGATTGTTTTTTTCAAACGCCGTATCCCAGCTTTGAATGATGTATTCACAAAACGGCGGGTGTTTTTCTTCCCAAATGCGCCACATGTCCCGCTTGATGATGGCTGATTCGTTGCCGGTGGGGTTTTGTTGGTATTGAGCTTCCCATTTTGCGGTTGGAAGTTCAGCTTTGAGGGCTTCCAGCTCTTTTTTTGACCAAAATCCGGGCCATAACGGGGTTCCGGAGGGCAAAATTGCCGGAAATTCAATCACTTCCCAGTCATCTACGCCGCCTTTTTCTGAATTTTTCAGTATCTGACCGGTCAAATCCCGCTTTGACCAGCGTGTCATAACGATAATGATGGCTCCGCCGGGCTGTAAACGCTGTCTCGGGCCTGATGTATACCATTCATACACGCCGTCAAAGACGGCTGGATTATTCTGACGGGCTTCTTGTTCTGAGTGCGGGTCGTCAATGATGAGAATGTCTGCACCTTTACCAGTCACAGCACCACCAACACCAATCGCAAAGTAATCCCCGCCTTTGTCTGTATTCCAACGGCCTGCGGCCTTGGAATCTGACGACAACTTGGTATCAAACACTTTCCCAAAAGCTTCTGACTGCACCAAATTGCGGACTTTGCGTCCAAAACCTACAGCCAATTCGGCTGTATGTGCGGTTTGGATAATTTTCTTTTCCGGGTATCTACCAAGAAACCATGACGGCAGCAAATACGAAGCAAACTCAGACTTGGTATGCCGAGGAGGCATATTGATAATCAACCGTTTCAAAGTTCCATTGGCGACACGCTCAAAAGCGTTCGCCATGATTCCATGATGTTTTCCGGAAATAAACCCGGGCCACATCTGCGTCACAAAATACAAAAAATTTTCTCTGCAACGCTCAACCCGATCAAGCTCCAATATTTGATAAACCATTGCCCGCTGTTCTGGCGGCAATGTGTTGGCGACACTCAAATACTCAATGATCTCTTCACGGGTTAAGAGACTCATAGTGCGGCAATTTCCTTTGCCGAGCGATCCACCAACTTGATCGAATGAAACTTGTGCGGGCGTACCGACAGATACCCATCATCTTGCAGACGATGAACTATCCGGTGAATATTGGCTTTCGACTTCATTTTCAATCCCTTTGCAATCACTTCATACGATGGCGCAATGCCATGAATACGAATGTATGCTCTGATGAAATCCAGTACGAGCTGCCTACGTGGAGTCATTGTTTTCATGTTTACACGCATTAGTTTAAACACAAATGCGAACGTTCGCAACTATTTTTTAAAAATATATATACCCCGGGGGTGTTGTAATTAGAAAGTTATGGGGGTGTTTTTGGCAGGTAATTGTGGGAGTGGATTAGAGCGTAAAGCATTCGGGGGGAGGTAAACGCAAAAAAGGGGGTATGGGGTCTGTTTCCACCACCGCCGATCAACGTCAATGCCACTGCCGCCGTTTAAACAAACAGCGTTTACACCTTGCGATCCTTCACTAACTTGAGATGCTGACCAAGCTCACGCTTCAACTGATCCACTGATACCGTTGGTGCTTCAACTGCATCGGTCTGAATGAACAGCCCTGCTGATTTGCCAAGCAGTTCAAGTGCTTTTAGTTTTGATCCCTCTTGCTTTGCTTGTTTAGCATGGTGCACCAATTGCCGCATGACAAACCTCTGAGTCGCCGCTCTATCCTCCGCCAGATGCTCTGCCGTCTCTTCCAGTGCGTCCTGCACCATTGCCGCTATCCTTGGATCACGGCTCAGCCTGTAAGCACTTGTCGTGATACTCCCATCAGTGCCTGCGGCACTTGGGTATGCATCTCTGTATGCTTGTTTGTAGGTTTTCCCTTGTATCAGCCCTTGTGCAAACAG